AAAATGGTTATTACATTACTAAGGACAGAGCTCTATACAAATCTAGAATTCAACCAGCTGCACATCTCCTGAAAAATGTTGGTATAGGAAATACAACTATCGTTTATGTTGATAGTGTGCATACAATCTTTGATGACTACAATGAAAATCTCTCTGGCGAAAAACAAGATATTTTCATTGTAGAGCAAGACGCTAAGGTCTCTGCAGCTGCTACCGCTATTATCTCTGGATTTGGTACAGTTCTTTCTCTTGATATTACAGATGGTGGATCTGGTTATGTGACAGCACCTTCTGTCAGCATCGCAGCTGCCGCAGGTCTAGGAACTACAACTCGTGCTCAAGCAACTTCATCTATTACCGATGGAGTTGTTACTTCTGTTACAATGACATCTCCTGGAACTGGATATACATTCCAACAACTGCCTCCAATTCTTATTGAAAAGGATAGGTTGAAGAGAGAAACGTTTACTTCTGTGGAATATCAAGGTGATTTTGGTATCGTATCTGGTATTGGTTCAGCATCTGTTGGAGTTGCTACGACTGGCATCACATTTGATCTTCTTATTTCTCATGGTTCTGTCCTTAGACAATCTGATGTAACAGGTCCTTCTGGCATTACAACAATCTCTGGTATTACCACAGGTCAATATATTGTAATTACTGGAACCTCTAGCACAGATATTACTGGATTTGGTTATACTTCTTACGATAGAGAAGGTGGAAGAGTTGCCATAGGAACCATTGGTCTTGATAATGTATATCAAGTTATTGATTATACCGATGTGTTTGGTTATGCTGTTGGGTTTGGATCTGGCGTTGGTGTTGGATCTACATACTTTAGACGAATCACCGTTAGTGTAAATACTTACGATGGTGTTATTGGATTTGGTTCCTCTGCCATGTTTGGTAAGTTCTCTTGGGGAGCGATTACAAACTTCACTAGACCAGAGGAACAGGCATTTACAGCACATCTTGATAATGGTGTGACGGGTCTATCTACTGGACCAAGAATCCAGAGAGTGGAACCACTTAAATCATCCAATTATCTAACCTAAATAAAACAACAAGAACTGCTCTTCTTCGCATTAGCATAATGTCCGCAATCATCACTGATCAATTAAGGATCTTGAATGCTGGTAATTTTGTAGCTGGCGTCGGCACCACTACAAATAATTACTATGCATTCATTGGTCTTCCAAACCCAACGGAAATTCTTTCCGATTGGGACACTGAACCGCCAGCTCCGATAGATTCTTTCGACGAAGAGAATGATATCTGGGATACTATGATCGCTCTCAAAAAAATTGAGGGTGGTGATGTCAGACAAATCGTTAGAAAAATCACCTGGTCTAGTGGTACAACATATGAAATGTATCGTCATGACTACAGTAGAAACAATCCTTCTCCTGTTACAGGTGCCACAAACCTATATGATTCAGATTTTTATGTCATGAACTCTGATTACAGAGTTTATATCTGTTTGAGTAATGGCGTATCACCAGAAAATCCAGATGGAAGACCATCTCTCGATGAGCCGACATTCACAGATCTTGAACCACGCTCTGCGGGAAGTAGTGGTGATGGTTATATTTGGAAATATCTTTTTACTATTTCTCCATCAGAAATTGTAAAATTTGAGTCTTCTAGTTATATTCCTCTTCCATCAAACTGGTTTTCTAATAATTCCACAGAATCTATCAGAGAAAATGCTGCCTCTAGCGGACAAATTAAGGTAGTTACAATCACTGATAGAGGTGCTGGATATGGAACTGCTACATCATACTCAAATGTCCCTCTTAGAGGCGATGGAGACGGTGCTACAATGCAGATGGAAAGATTGAGGCAGTTGATATTGAGAAGGGTGGAAGTAATTATACATTCGGAACACTAGATCTTGATGATGCTGGTTTAACAAATTCAATTTCTCCAGCAAACTTCAATGTAATTGTCCCTCCCCAGGGAAATCATGGAGCTGACATTTACAGAGAGCTTGGTGGAAATCGAGTCATGCTTTATGCGAGGATGGATAATGATGATACTAATCCAGATTTCATTACTGGAAATCAATTTGCCAGAGTTGGTGTTGTAAAAGATCCTCTTGCTTATGATTCTATCGATATTCTTACATCATCTAGAGCAACTGCAGTAGGAGCGTTAAAAGTAACTGCACAGAATGTTGCTGACATTAATTTTGTACCAGATTCTGTAATTACTCAAACTATTGGTATTGGTTCTACTGCTGTTGGTAGAGTCATTTCTTGGGATAGCACTACTGGTGTTATCAAGTATTGGCAAGATAGAACTTTGGGTGTCGCACAAACTGTTGGAGAAACTGTTGAGTTTGGAAACAAACTTCTAAGATTCCAGAATTCTCTTATTGATGATACTAATGGAGATTTCGCTCTTAATGGTGGAACGGCAACAGTTGCTATTGACACGTCGTTTAGTGGTATTACAACCACAATAAATAATCGTACTTACAATCTTGGACAAACTTTTGAACTTGGAGTATCTGATCCAGAAGTACGAAAGTACACAGGCGACATCATTTATATCGATAACAGACCCCAGGTAACTAGGTCTGTCAACCAAAAAGAAGACATCAAAGTCATTTTAGAATTCTAAAGCAATGCCCCTAAGAACAAACCTCAACTACAATCCATATTTTGATGATTTTGATCCTGATGATAAGTTTTATCGGGTTCTTTTCAAGCCTGCACATCCAGTTCAAGCGCGAGAACTGAATAATGTGCAGTCTATGCTGCAAAATCAGATTGAGCAGTTCGGTAATCACTTCTTTAAGGAAGGATCTAAGGTCATTCCTGGAAACGTTTCTTATAATAACGGTTATACTGCCATTCAAATCGAGTCTGATTTTAATGGGGTAGATGTCGAAACTTATCTTGATCAGTTAGACGAGATTAAAATTAAGGGGGCTACGTCTACTGTTGAAGCTGAGGTTGTTGATTTTCTTTTTGCTGAGTCGTCTGAAAGGGGCGTGACGACTCTTTATGTTAAGATGGAGGATGATGGTGACGATGACGAGGGTAATAATCAAGCATTCAAAGATGGAGAAAATCTCCTTCTTGTAGAAGATACTATTGAATATGCTGGAAATGTAATTCCAGTCGGATCTGCGTTTGCTAAATTGATTGCAAACAATGCCGTAGAAACTGGTTCAGCAGTTGAAGTCCAGGATGGTGTATATTTTGTTAGAGGACATTTCGTTGATGTTGACGAACAGTCGATTATTCTTGAGCAATATTCAAATGATGGGTCTCATAGGGTTGGTCTCTTCATTGAAGAGGAGATTATCACTGCATATGATGATGACTCTTTACTTGATAATGCTCAGGGATTTAACAACTATGCTGCTCCTGGTGCAGATAGACTTAGAATTGAAGCAACTTTAGGAAGAAAAGATATTGATGACTTCGACGATGCTAATTTCGTCGAATTAATTAGAATCAAAGAAGGCGAGGTCCAAGAATTCCAAGCCGAAAACCCGATGTATAAGCACATTCGGGACGAGATGGCTCGTAGAACCTATGATGAAAGTGGGAACTATTACGTTAAGGCATTTGACTTTGATGTAGAAGAGTCTTTGAATGATTTCAAAGGCAATGATGGCGTATTTGATCCTACAGAAGAAACTGATGAGGGAGCAACTCCTACCGATGACCTTATGGTCTATGAACTCGGGCAAGGAAAAGCATATGTGAAGGGATATGAAGTTGAGAAACTAAGCACTAGTAATATAGACGTTGACAAGCCAAGAGATACTTCTACAGTAGAAACTGAGCAGGTTACTATTGATGTTGGACCTGTACTGAAAGTTCATAATGTTTATGGAGCACCAGTAGTAGGATTTGGAACTACTATTACAGTACAGTTCCGTGATGATTTTGTTGGAAATATCAGCACAACTGCTTCTGGCAACATTATCGGTGAAGCGCGTGTATATGATTACCACCTCCTTGATGGAATTCATGAGGATCAGACTACTCAGTATTCTCTGCGTCTATATGACATCGATAATTATGCCAAAATTACTTTCCAGGGCACTCTAGAAGATCTTGCAATTAAAGATGGAACACATATTGAGGGTGAGCAGAGTGGTGCTAATGGATTTATTGTTGGACCTGTCGGCGTAACTACAACTGGCATCACTACTGTTACGATCAGACACGCTGAAGGTATTTTCAAAG